CGTACCAGCCATTAAACCCACTCGCTGCCTGAAGTAGTGACAAAACCACATCGCTTCCTCAGGCCTTGACCAGTCCCAGGACGACTTATCATCGTCGACAATGCGCCAGTCTCTGTTATCTGGTGGCTGCAACCAATCGAGCGCTTCGACAATCTCACCTCGAAGGTCAGCAAAGCCTAGCTTGCTCGGTAGGAGCCTCCAGTTGCTAACTAGCCACTCGTCCATGTGAGCCCAAAGTATGCGGCCAATGATCTGGTCGACTACCGAGACCGAAGAGATCAATCGGAGTCGTCCTTCAAGGATCTTCGCTACCTTGTGTGGTTCTCGCTTAATGAACACTCGGACAAAGCCAAAATCAAACTCCTCCTCCTCCCACCTTTTGATCCTACGCTCAACGCAAGCGCGAACTAGCTGCATGATTGACCAATCCTTAACAAGGAGAGCATTGGTGACAGCCACCGTCTTCCATGGGTACCCGGGTGAACTACTCGGGTTCAACTTGGAGACAGCAAAGTGAAACATGTCATCAAAGCTCATTACTGGTACTCTGAAGCCGCCAGTTGCATTCCAAAAGAGGTCTGCTACTGTTTCTGCGCTAGCTTTGATTCTAGCGTGGTCAGGCGGTCCAACACGTCGCTCAGCAAACTGGCGACGTCGGAATTCGGCGTGCCACTTGAGGCTTGCGACTTCGCCTTCTTCCGTCGTGGACGGGACTTGGAGTTGCTCGAATTGCGAGCGGGCCCAGGCTTCTCTTGGGAAGCCTTCTGGACAGTCTGCTGGACTCCACTGCTGGGCGCTGGAGGGTCGGTGGCGACTGAGACCGAGGACGCGCTCTTCCTCGGCCCCGCCTGGGGAAAATCCTGCATCTCCGCTTTCACGGGTTTTACAGTCTCCATAGGCGCGGCCTCGGGTGGCGCTGACTCCTCTTCTACAAAGCCATACCGGCGACCCTTCTCTTTACTCTTGACAAAGTGCTGGAACGATGTACGTTGCGCTTCGTCGTGAGCAAACTGGTCATCCGGCAAACCGGGGCCATAGTCGTCGTACTCCTCGAAGTCCCACTCGATGAGATCACCCCATCTTGTGGAGACCGCGTCAGTCTCTCGAGCAGTGACCGAGATGCGCCTTCCGCGCTTCCAGATATACTCTTCATCGTCCGGGCTCTCTTCATCACGAAGTTGCATTT